GACTACTTACTAATTGAAATGATGCTTCCGACTGTATATGAATTCATGGATAAAGAAGTATACGAACTTCAAGATATGACATCGATTGCAGAATACGATGATGTCACACGATATCATGATGATGTTGAAGATTGGTCACTTTTTGGATTTAGACATGTCAAAGACAACTACTTTGTGATCGATACATGATTCTTTTCCTCTATAATACCCGAACCATATGACTTATTAATATCACGTTTAATCTGAGCTCGCTTGTCATTTAGGATATACACCTGTCTAGCGACAGCTACAAACGTATCCCCAAAATCCTCTCTGGATTCATGTGAGCGTACCTCATCTTCTATGTCCCAAATCTGCTCATTAACCCGTTTAAGTTCATCATACCAAGATCTGTGAACGGCGGGGCCATTAACAGACTTGAGTTGATCGAGTTCGAACCTGACATTAATGACAGCAGCTGGATCCATAATCCTGGATGCCTTGATATCCAATATGGACATCTTGTCCACCCACTCACCGACTGATACAGGTACACTAATCATCGTTGAAATAATATTTACCCAATTTCTTAAATTCATTAATAATGCGAACATTGTTATGATAATGAGTCTTCTCGCCATTGTTATAGAATAATGCGTCTTCAGTCGCTCCGAATTGGTATTGTCGAATCTTACCTAACCATACATCTTTATGAGCATATGTCTTTTTTGTTATACCGTATTTGGAGAATAAATTACTCATGATCATGTCATCATTATATGTACATCCTGTCAATTCTACAAATTCATCTTTGATTCTGCGTATCCATTCCAATTCAACCAAGATACCCCCATAACCTTCGACCACGTCGACATGTCTATTATGTTCTCTTGGAATGGGTGATTTATCAACATATTCCTGAATCTTAAATCCAGATAAACCCCAACAACACTTGTCTGCCAAGTATGACACTATTAAATGTTTGGTCAAACCCTCTGGATACTGTGTATCATCATCTACGCATATCATGATATCTGCGTCACATTTGTTAATTATAGGAGCAAAATAACGTGTCGACGGTCCATAATCGTCACACCGATTAACAACTACTTTATCTATGTCATATATCTCTCTTGGTATTTCAACTTTAGTGTCAGGAAACCGACTATATACATAAGGTATGTTAACCCAAATCTCATCAATATATTGTTTAGACAAATCACGTAATATCATCGGTAGGTTGATGAATCTGGATGGGATACTTGTTATACTGATAATGGCCTTCATTACATTAAATAGTAAACATGTCTCTATGTAAATCATCTACTCGATGTGTCAACAACTTATCCCATAATTGACGTGGTTTCTTACCAACATCTTTGGTGGGATTAGGTCGAAGGGAATATTCACATTGACGATTGTAGATATTATCATGCGTAATTTTGCCAAGTTTACTTACTGTACCATGTGAATACTCACCATATAGTGGCAATAGGTCATACATGTCCTTCGATGGTATGCGAAGGACATGCACTTTACCTAAATCAGAATCATAAAGATCATATCCCACAAATACATAATAATCGATATGATGATCTGGTCTGATCTGTACAATACTTAATTTACCATCTTTGCTACCCAATGATACCTTGATTTCAACATTGTAATCATTAACCCTACCATCACCCGATGCATTATCAACTTTAGGTCCAATACCCAATACACCCTTGACATGCCTTTCCATTACAAAGGACCATTCCTGTGCATTCATGAAATGTTTGCAATAGATACACTTTTTCAGTAAATCTGATTCATTAACACACATAGTCTTGAATTTATTTGCACGGCGCATCACATGAACCAAGTTTGAAACACACATCTCAGATTCCATTACTATTTATTTGTACATATATTCCCTAAATGATATACTGCTTGCAAACACTAACCATGTGATCAATGGCGTTAACAATGTTTTAGCATTGTCTGGACTATTTTGATATGTCATCACCGTAACGATGATCGATGACAATAAAACAGTCAACGCTAGACCATCATTCTTTAGACATCCATATACATAGATCCAGAATGCTAATATAAAGGATACTAAGGCATACCAAGTGTCCATGTTTTTAGTAGTCGACCATGCGTAACCTAATAGTCCATAAAGTATAGGCCAGACGAGAGCAAATACCCACGGTGGTGGCCTAAACCATACCTTTTCACCGGCACTAGAACTAATGGGACATGCCATAGATGTTGTGTACCCCAATACGGCAGGCAATAATAATTTTATCATTATAATCTGAAAAGATTATTATTGCCCGTCACCTCCTAATCCATTCACCGTTAATATTTTTCTTGGCATAGCAATTATGTCTCGTGTGACCGTCGCGACCACATGTAGAGCAAAATATGATATCTTCATCATCCGATGATTCAATAATGACACCATCAACATCATATGTGGCAAAACAATTTGAAACAAAATGTCCTTTACGACCACAACGAAAACAATTATCATTTGTACCATTCTCCATGGTTACGAGTGTTGCCAAAACATGTTCGGGTAAATCAATTTGCGAGAATGAACCACCGCGGACATTATCTATTCCATATTTATCCATGTACATTCTGACATACTTGTCTTCATCATAATCGTCACAATTTGAAACAATTCCCTCGATAGAGATAGGTTTATATTTTTTTGTCCATGATGAACCACCATTTTTAAAGTGATCGTTCAATCTAAAATTAGGATTTTTTGTTTTTCCAATATAATATTTATTTTTGACCAACTCCAAAATATAAATATACATTCTAGTTCTGATTCTCTTCAACAATCTTACGAATCACAGTCTTAATTGTTTGATCGGTGCGATCTTTGAGTCAGTGGGTGAAACTAAGATATAGATCAGCATTTTCAAATGTGGACAATAATAATTTGATCATTATAATCTGAAAAGATTATTATCGGCTAATACTTCCCTAATGAATTCGTCAAGATGTTTACCCCATTGATAAATATCTTCGGGTGTACGCGATAATGACTTGTAATTCCCAAACCCTTTTCTATTACCCAACTCACGAGATAATATCTGTCTGGGTCCCTTCATATAGTCATTATAATGCGTAAAACAATATTTACAAACTGACCTGGCCTTTCCATCGACGATCTTATAGAATTTTTTGTTTTGAGATAACCCCTTATACTCTTTAACATATTCAGGAACAATAAGTAAATACATCAAGTATGCAAGGTCAGATTCAAAATCATCTATTTCTATCTTTACGTCTACGGGGTTGTCACATATCGTACAACATTTAGACCATGATATGTTAAATTTAATTCTATTGATTTCTATATTATCTTCGAAAAACACAAAGATGTCATCGTCATCCGTTTCAACAATTCTCATATTTTAACTTCGGCCATCTGATTCTTAATAAATGGGTACATCTTACTAATTGACTTTTTGCTCCAAATAGCAGTTGCCAACTGGACATCCATCCGCGAAGGAAGTGGTGAGCTCTGAGATACCCGTGTGTAATACGAGTCGCATAACTTATGTCTATAGTATACCAGGTTAGTGGGTAATATGACTTCCACCTCGTGTGGGTATTTAGATATTTTACCGACGAATAACATAGGTGTACCCTTCTGAATCTTAATGCGCTGGACAAAGCGCGCATTTTCATTACCACTCAACGCAAAGGCATTGGCGATAATTGGAGAAAGTGATGTCGATCCGAATCCACCGAAACGCCTGAATGATTTGTTACTGGTGTTCCAATCACGAGTTTTATTACCTCTGAACACAAACATATCATGACGAGCCTTAGGGGCTTCATTTAGAATCTTGGATAGTCTGTTCAAGGTGTAAATAAGGATACCTAAAGCGTACCGATTCTGTTGAGGGTCGTTAAAGTCCTCTGGGACTATCTTCTCGGACGGGGCAATACCTACAAACTTCTTGGCATATAGATCAGCTGACGATGTAAGATAAGTCGACCCCGCCGAATGAAATTGTTTCAGACGCTTGAAGGTCAATTCACTTAATTTACCTTCTCTAATGAAAAAGTTGATAGTGCCGTCACCATGTCCGGTATAATGTTTTACCATACGCACGTCATCGGGAGTCAACTTTTCTTTGATGTAAGCATTAGACCTACGTATGAATTCTATTTTAGGTGCATACTTGTTGACATAATCAATAGAATTTTTAGCCGTGGTTGAATCATATGGTCTAATGGCCGAATAGTAACTCCTAAATGGGGCAGCCATTCCTTGTGGAGCTACATATTTATCGATATATGTACCCATTGAAAACGAATCATCTTTGCCAGATGATTTATACTGATCAGCCGCAAGGGCCGGAGTGAAAATGTTACGGTCAATATTCTTGTAAACAACGGACGGTAACGGTACATCAGTGGGTACGGGTGTTAAGCATGATCCAGGCACTGCTTTCTTCTTTGCAAGAAGTGCCTTCATTTTAGACGCCTTGATCTTGTTGTTGAATACCGCTTGTGCCTTTGTCTGATTAGCGGCATTCTTTGCACCTTGAATTAGCTTACCTGTCGGTCCAGAAGCAATGATACCCTTACCAGTTAAGGGGTTACAGACATGATCTGCCTTCACGGTCTTGCATGGTTTGCCTTTCGTCTTACCCATGAATATATCATAGAGCTGATCCTCCTTGATAAGTGTCTCATTAAACATAGGGGTATTTATAGTCGGCGCAGGTACAGACTTTGATGACCCAGCTTCACCGAGTGCTTTAACAATGACCTTTCCGATTTTACCGTCTTTCTTAACAGCTTTACCAGTTAATGGGTTACAGATCTGATCTTCCTTCACAGTCTTACATGGCTTACTTTGCTTCTTACCATTCTTGATATTCTTCAAATTAGACTCCATCTGTGTTGCTGGTTTAACCTTGGCTTTACCCTTTGCATCAGTGGATAATGTAACCTTGGCTTTACCCTTTGCATCATTGGGTAATTTAACCTTGGCATTTCCATATTTTTTGAGAATGTCGAAATTATTGTATTTATGCTTCTGGTAGAAATAGGATTTAGACTGGGCAATTTTACGTGTGTTGACAGCCTCGCCTATAGGCACATTCAACTTGACACTCTTTCCAAAGTCGATCAGAAAGAATTTGAGATCACCGTTTGGTAGCTTCTTGAACATGATATTGTCACGATGGATATCAAAATGCATGACACCTTCCTTATGAGCATCCTTCACCAATCTATCAATCTGTTCGGAATGTTTCTTAGTGAACATCCCTTTTTCCATCAACTCCTTCACTGACCCATCTAGATTCTCCATCTTAACACCACTTATCTTACCATTAGGCGACTGAAACACGTCACCAAATACCTTCGGTGCCAGGCCTTTGGATGCAAGATGTTTCTGAATGTCGATTTCCTTAACGAGACTTTCATGGGTGAGATATGGTGGTTTATGTGTCTGAATTTTGAGAACCTTATCGGGTTCATCTTTGATTTTATATACCATACCACTGGCACCTGAACCCAGGAATACCAGTTTGTTTTTAAACGCTGGTGGTAGATTCATATATATATGTTAATATTTTAAAGATCAAAGGTGCGGCGGATGATATCGTTAAGTTGGTCTTTCTGTTTCTTAGTCATCTTGACACTACGGGGTATTTTCTTGGTAGCGTCATTATAGCTCCTAGCGGTCATCAATTCCGCGTTCATGGTAGTGATTGGGTATGTTTTACGAACTCCCATATAATCGTTCATAACAAATCTCAAATCCTTTTTGAAATTGAAGCCATTACGGTTACGATTAGAATACTTGGGATCTATGATTACCAAGTCACCTTCATTGGTCTTAAGGTTACGATATAAAACGCGGCTGATCGCCTCATTATAAACTTGATCGCGTAACGCACCAGGTAATAGTCTACTCATAACTACATCCAGGAGGATAGTATCCCTATCCATATCCTTGTATGGACTAGTCCGTCTAAGGGCCGATAAAACAGTGTCACCAATCGCAGTACGAGCGGGACCTACCTTTCTTGCTTCGGACATTAATATGTCTTTAATATGCAATTCAATTGCAGTAAACATTGGATTCTTGCGATTATTTGCTAAACGTTCTGTCAATACATACAATTTAGCGACACTCTTCGGTTCCTTCATCCCGAGCAATCTCCTGATAGACGGGGGTGCGGCCGACACGAACATGTTTTCTCTGTCATAAACCTCACGTGTAATCGGATGTTTAAACTTACGATCTCTATTCCTACGCATAATCTGGTTGACAGTCGTTGCATCAAAAACTGTCGCAGTAGGGTCATAACGCATCAATACGGGTTTAGTGGGCTTTTCCATAGTGACTGGGTCATATTTCCAATTGTTTGAATTTATGATATTCCATTTGATCCTGTTATTCTTGTTGTAGAATCCGGGAAATACATCGGACAACGTCTCAGATAAATTCATAATATAATCATACAAGGATTTTTTAACCCTTGTATGATTATTGTTTATTTGTAATTACTATTCCTAAAATGCGACAATGCATTTAGTTGGAGAAGGCGAGGCCACCCATACCGGACTGGATGCGGAGGACGTTGTAGTTGGTGGCGAACATGTTGAGAGTGGTGTTGGGGCAATCCTTGGCAACAACCTCGACCTGAGCGTTGTCGATACGAGAGAAGTTGCAAGTACCAGTGGGCTGGTGCTCCTCGGGCTTGAGAGCGAAGGAGTAGGAGTAGATACCAGGGGCGGGGTTGCCAGAGTGGTGGCAGTAGGGCTGGACCTGGTTGAAGTACTTACCGGGCTGAGACTTGAAGCGGTCCTGGCCGTTGAGGATGAGCTTGAAGGAATCAAGGGGACCAGCAGAGAGGGTGGTGGTGGGGGTACCGTCCTCGACGTACTGAGCATTGGAGACGCCGGCGTTAAACTTGTCGCCACCAACGAGCTGGGGAACACCACAGGCGGTGCCGAGGGAGGAAACGTGGGCGGCGTTGGAGTCGTTGATGAAACGGTCAGCAACGGGGTTGGCCTCGAGGATGACGGAACCGACAGCATCGGCGTTGGAGGTGAAGTTCCAAAGCTGGGCGTTGGAAGAGTCGGCACCGGAGAGGCACCAGACGAGCTCCTTGACGGGGTGGTTGTAGGAAAGGCGGACCTGCTTGGTACCACCGGCGGTGACGGTGTCGGTACCGGTGTGCTGGAGCTGCTCAATGAGGTACTCGTGACCCTTCTGGGCGAAGCGGCGACGCTCCTCGGTGTCAAGGTAGACGTAGTTACCCCAGACCTTGAAGACGGAGGTGTCGAGGTAGTCGGTGAACTGGGAGGAGAGGTCAAAGTCAAGACGGACCTCGTGGTACTGGAGGGCGATGAGGGGGAGGTAAAGTCCGGGGTTGCGGTTGAAGAAGAAGATGAGGGGGAGCATGAGCTTGGAACCACCACCGATAGCATCAGTGGTCATCTTAGCCCAGTTGGCCTTCTTGGCCTCGTCGAGGCAGGTCTCAGAGTAGAGTCTCCACCAGCGCTGGTAGTGCTTGTCGATGCGCTGACCACCAATGGTAAGCTCGACGGAAGCGACGGCGCGCTCGGCGGCCCAGCAACCAGAGACGGCAGCCTCACCGGCACCGGAAGAAAGACCGGCGGCACCCTTGAGCTCGACGTACATGTCACCAATGAGATCACCGTTGCGGGCGATGGTGACGGAGACGCGACCAGAGTTGGCAACGGTACCGTTGACGGTCTGCTCGATGTTCTCCATAGCGAAGTTAGTGTGGCGCTTGTAGACGGCCTGGAAGAAGGTAACCTTGGGGTTACCGGTCAGGTAGACGTCCTGGGCACCATAGGCAACAAGCTGCATTAAACCACCAGCCATTTTGTTTTATATAGTATACTGTAATATTTTTTTTCCGCGCGAATGTCACGCGATTTTTATGTCCTTATATTTCACGATGAGTCAAAGTGATTCTGATATCGATATTAAATCTGATGATGAATGTGAAGAGGTTAACATGATGTCTATGATGTTCACCAGTGATGGTGTATCCTTAGCCGACACACTTGCATCCATAGCCCAATCCATCGATACCCAGAACCGAATCTTAGTTAAGATATTGACCACCATGAATAACAAGTAATATCTTCTCCTGATACAAATAGAAATGGACGCTGTTCACTACATCACACCTGAAACTGATGAGGATGCGGTCAGGCTTGAGATCAACCGTGACACTATCAGGTCTTTCAGTTGTGAAGACGTACTGAAAGCGATTGATGCGCTTGAGGACAAGTGGGGTCTGTCAGCTGTAGGTGACAGGTTCTCCCCTATCACAAACAGTTTCAGACAATTCTATGAAGAGAAAGAGTTGTCTGATGATGGACTCCCATTGGACTTCAATTACCCTGACCTTGAGACACTGTCTCATCGTCATGAGAATAACCAAAACATCTTCCTGAACCTTTTGGCAAGAATCGAGAATCATGATATGATGAAACAGGTTTGTGAAGATATCAATGGTAATGAATTCACTGTCTTGTCCAGACTTAATAGGGTTCTTTTGAATGAAAAGGATTCATACACCACAGTGACCGCATTTGTTAATGCCTTCGTCAGAACCAATTACCCCACGATCTCACAGGACACACCTGCCAGGGATAAGATCGCAGACGATTGCGAACCGGTTGATGATCCCGATGAACTTAGTAAGTATCAGGTTTTGCTCGGCAGACTGATTTGCAAACTGTCTGACATGAATCTTCGTAGGTATGGTGACAATTGCTGCAAACAGGTCATCACCAAGGATCATTATCACACAAAGGCGTGGGTCCCTTACATGTCCATCAAGGAGTTTGTTTACGATTGTGCCAAAAGGCATTATTCACCCATCTGGAAACTGCTCACGGACAAGCCCAGTTATGCTAAGGATTCTGTCAACTATCTATCCATGTGCAAAGATATCAACTTTCCCGAGATCGTGAAGAACAGGAATGTATGGTCGTTCAACAATGGTCTTTTCTGTGGTAAGCAACTCGATATTGACACTGGTAAGTTCACTACTAAATTCTACCCATATGACAGCTCCACCTTCTCTTCAATTGACCCCACGGTTGTTAGTTCCAAGTTTTTTGATCTTCCATTCGATCCCCATGAGGACAAGGAAGATTGGCGTGATATCCCTACTCCGGCATTCCAATCTATCATGGACTATCAGGAATTTCCAGCGGATGTATGCGATATCATGTATGTAATGGGAGGTAAACTTCTGTACGAGGTCAATGCTATCGAGAGGTGGCAGTGCATTCCATTCATGAAAGGTATTGCCGGTTCTGGTAAATCTACCATTGTCAAGGCATTCTCCAAGTTCTATGAGACTCTGGATGTCAAGACATTGTCCAACAACATTGAGCGAAAGTTTGGACTGTCCAGTATCATGGAAGGTCTTATGTTCATCGCACCAGAGGTCAAGGGTGATCTCTGTCTGGAACAAGCAGAGTTCCAGTCTATTGTGAGTGGTGAAAGTGTATCTGTTGCATGCAAGTTTGAAAAGGCCAAATCTATCACATGGAAGAACCCGGGTATCCTGGCAGGTAATGAAGTCCCATCCTACAAGGATAACTCTGGTAGTGTTTTGCGCCGCATTCTGACTTTCAATTTCACCAAGATGGTTGACGCCAAGGACAAGGATACTCGTCTCGATGACAAGATTGACAATGAGATTCCTGCACTGCTCTTGAAGTGTTCCAGGGCATATCTTGACTTTGCACAAGCCTATCCAGACAAGGATATTTGGAGCATTGTACCCGACTATTTCCTCAAGATCCAGAAACAGGTTGCTATGGTCACCAACAGTCTCCAGCACTTTTTGGAGTCGGAGAAGATTCAATATGGAGACGATCTTCGCATTCCACAGAAGATGTTTGTCCAGATGTTCAACCAGCACTGCCAGGAAAACAATCTTGGGAAGCAAAAGTTCAATTCGGACTTTTACGCGGGTCCATTCAGTACCAGGAGGATCAAGGTTGTAGTGGAAGCTGGGAGTTACAAGGGCAAGGCTTATCCTCGGCAGCCGTTCATTGTTGGCCTGGATCTTGTCGAGGATACACTGGAATTTTCTGAAGAGTATTAGTATATGACGAAATACATTACACACATCTTACTCATTGTTGTAATAACATTGATGATTATGATTCTTCTCAAGCCTGTTGACACACCGGTCGAGCAGGTCACTGAGAAGGTCACTGTTACAGCACCTCCACCCCAGGTAACTGTCATTGATAGATTATCTACTACCCCACCTTATCGCCAGTATAAACCCAAGAGGTTTCAACAGATGGGGTTATTAAGCAACGCGACAGAAACTCTTCCTTTATTTGGACGTGAGACACCTCACTACAGGGATAGGTATAACTATTATACCAATACACCGGGTGAACAGGCGTATGCACTTCCGGTAACCGTTGGTGATCGTGACTGCACGGAAGACATCGGATGTCCAGAGTTATATGACAATCAGACTGCGTCGGTATTCGGTAGACCCGGTACTTATGATGTTGCTATTTACAGGGTTTATTAAAAAAGAACTTATTAGTAACGATGAACGTCAATGTATTCCGGGACCATTATAACAAACGGTATAAAAATAAGATAACAAAAACGAAGGTCGGTGAAGGAGGACAAAGTGTAATTTACAAGTCTACTGACCCTCAGTATGTAATTAAACTAATACCATTTAGACATCCATTTACTGGAGCATACCCATCGAAAGTTACTGAAAATGCATTTAATAAAGAAGTTGCTATTGGAAAGGCGTTGGGTACTGTTCAATCTGCGCGTGTAATACATGATGATGCTGAAAATCTGCATTACGGGGTTTATAGAATGAAGGATTATACTTATGGCATCGGTAATAATTACACTGCATCAGAACTTAATACGTATGTAGACACTTACTTATATTCTCATGGGAATGTCCCTGATATAGGACACCCCGTGTATACAAAATTGTTAGATAAGTTGAAAAAGTTATATGCGGCTGGTTACTATCACGGTGATTTGCACGGTGAAAACATAATTGTTATTCATGCGAAAAGAGACGGTAATAACATCAAGGATGTACTGATTATTGACTTTGGACTCGCGTTTAAACGAGATAATAAACGCGATCCCATGATCATACGACTTAAAAATCTATGGAATGCAATGAATAAACAAGAGCGATCGAAGAAGATGCGGTATTATGACAGTATAATGTACGAACCAACGAATAACCCCGAATGGTTCAGGAAACTCAATAGTAACGCACTCGTCCAACGTGAGAAGGGTCGAAATATAGAATTTAGGAAACGGCTGATTGAAACGAATAACACTTAGAGTTTATGATTTATATCATAACATAACAGGCAAAAAAATGCCCAGGTGTGTTTCAAATACGAAAGGGGGGTTGCAGTGTAAGCGAAGTGCATGTGAAGGCATCAGAACGTGTTCTTCACATGCACCCGACTGTTCAATATGTCTAGATAAAATGGTGATCAGTAAGTCTAGTGTGTTGGCATGTGGTCACGCATTTCATGTTGATTGTATAGACAAGTGGACAGACAGAAGTAATCTGTGTCCAATGTGTAAGACGGTAATTGAAGGTGTGGTTATTGTTCCACAAGTTAAGTGTGACGAATCTATCGACGAATCGTTATATAACAGTGATGAATTCAGATCATGTGTAATCGGATATGTACATTCGATCAATACATGGTCTATCGACACTGATCTATGGCTTACTAGATTCAACAAAGGTGCGATACTATTTGATGTCAAGACGAAAGTTATTTTAAGGTATTTCGATACAGTCTAATACTATGCAATTGGTTGATGTATTGGTAGAGGAATGTGATGGCCCTGACTATATTATGCTGGCCAAAGTGGTAAGTCAAGATGAGGACATCTTTAACGTGCAGTATCTAGAATACGCAGGTAAAAACCGTGACGGCGAATATTATTATAAATTCAATGAGACTGTTGATCAAGTACATATACATTCAATTGATGGGTTTTACGACCAGGATATGAAGATGCCACAACTATATTATCATTATGACGAGGAAGTAGATGGTTACATCTATGATGAGGATGATGAATATCAAGAAGGTGACGAATGATTAAAATATTTACAGGTTGTAAATATGATGAAGAAGTGTGACCCCAATATGCTAATGGCCATCCTTGCGATGGTTCTAATTTGTATGGTAATGACCAAGCGTGAGAAGTATTGCACTTCTTGTGGACACAGATAGACTAAAGAATTGAAACATTAATGATAAAAATGAATTGTAGGTGGTGCGGTGAAGACGATCACATCGAACGCGAATGTGTAATCAAGATGAAACGACAATTGCCTATTATACCAGCTCGACGTGAGAAAGTAACTGGTATAATACTCAACAATCATTTGAAAGCAAAAGGAATGACCGATACGGACATTTTACGTAAATTTATATTGGCATGGTGGGTACAAGCTTATATGGAGAGTTTACCCAAATCTGGTACATTCAGATGGGCAGATTTAGATTCTACCTGAATCTGTTACCTCTTTTACGTAATATCTGATCCTCATATAACGAAATGCGACTGTTAGGAAGTACCTTTCTCAAAAATAGAAAACCACTTGACCTAGCACCATTAATGATATTAGCTGTGATGGGATTTCCAATTAATCTGGTAGTGGCATATGGAGGGTTCACATAAAATCCACTGCGATCCTTCTTGATGTCATTCTTATGCATAACAGAAATATACGCTTTGTAGGCCTTGTTTGGATAGTCGTCCATACCTTCGAAACCACTTCCACTTTCATAAATGGCCTTTAATAAGTTAGTAAATCTGATAGCTTCGGCCAATGTCACACAACCATATTCCATCGGGTGCCAATCTGGTCTAACATAACCATGTACTCTAAATTTTACACCACCTTCCGACTTTAAAGTCTTTTTAAGTTTATCGAAATCTACACCGGGTGTCTTGTACATGGCCTGGAACTCCCTGAATGCGGTAAATTTGTTGGAATTTAGATTCAACGCTTTCGTGTCAACCGTAAGTCCGTCAGTCATGGGGTTGGTGACGCGGAAGATGTTGTCAGGTAAAATGCCATAATGGTTCCAATCTGTATACGTGACACCTTGTGGTCTGAATCCGAGTTCGTCTACACGATAACCGACACCTATGTCACGATCATATGGTACACTTCTTGTGGGTGCGAGATTTCTGCGGTCAACTCTGTATGACCCGGATTGGTAACTTTTAAATGTGGGAAGGAAAATGGTACGGTTTACGTCAGGTGGGTCTTTAATGATAACAGGTAAATTGGTAATGGATGGTCTACGGATTAGATCATTTGGTTTTATATCTGTCTCCTGTAACACAGTCTTAATAATGTAGGAAAAGGTGGTTTCATCAGGGACCTCGCCGATATTTGGATGAGTATCGGCCGCTTTAAGAGCTCTATAAGCGATAGACTTTTTATCGTCTGTTGTATATCTCATATTTGTCAACTTCTTGAATGGTTTCTTAGGCATGATAAGATCAAGTAATTTCCTATCAAGTGCGACCCACTGACTCCATCTCCCAAGATACAGATTAGAATTAACATCTGACGAAGGGTGTTGGGAATAAAACCATGACCTGTCATCTGACAGCAGAACCTGGCGAGTGATACCCATATTATACAAGGGTATGTCACTACCCGACAGTAACACGAATTTCTTGATAGATTTATCTTTATAACCCATCTCCATCATGAGCATACTAGCATCCACAAGTGATCGATTCGCCCATCGAGTCTTGACATGTTTATTAGTCTTGATGGCATCCAAATCAGACCAATTAGCATTGATGACATTCTGACGATTCCGTGTGTGAGTAATAATTCTATATGACGACTTAGGAGCGCGATTGAAGAAGTTGATCCATAGTCGCTTGATGGCGGGGTCGGTGGGTAACCCACCCAACCACATGAAACATATCTTCGACATTTACATAAAGCTAACAATTTATATCATCATATGACCAACATGACAAACTACAACCCACCAGTCGGCTTCTACTCCCAGGTTTCTGTGCCTGATTATGTCAACATTGCCAAACTTATTGGCCGTGACGGATGTAACTTCAAATACATCACCAAGAAGAGTGGTGTATCTTACATCTGGCATGATCGTAACAGGCGTGTTATTGAAGTGTGGTCATCCTTTCGTCGTAATATCCCTATTGCGATTGATATGCTTCATGAGAGGATTTCTCAGTTTACGGATCATCCGTATGTGAACACTTACAAGAGTTATCCTAACACGTTCAACTATGAACTGGAAGGTCGGCGCTCGTCTGTAATGCATTATTACCATGCCAATATCAAGACGCTTTGGTCTGATGCATGGGTAGAAGAAGTATTCGAATACGGTAATGACATGATCTGGATGAAAGTTGTCAGAAAACAAACCTGAATTAGTAGTAATGAGTACGCTTGACGTAGTTCTATTCAAGGGTAAACCGAAAAAGTTTGGTTTACTGTCTATGTTTGATGGTCTAATAAAATACTTTACAGATTCCGAATTTACACATGTTGGGCTTATTGTATTAGATCCATATTGGATTGATCCTAAATTAAAGGGAACGTATCTATGGAACTCTGGGACTTATGCACCTGGAGACGCCGAGGATCATAAATCAAAATTAGGGGTACAACTTGATCCGTTTTATGAATATGTTAAAAACTTTGAAGGTGAAGTATATATAAGAAGAATACGATTAAAGAAATCAATCGATCTGGCTAAACTTGCAACAATACATAGTAGTGTACATAGCACCGATTATAACACGAATGTCCTTGATTGGGTATGCGGTTACTTTAATGTAGATCGTGAGCCATACAAAGAACATCGGTTTTGGTGTAGTGCGTTTGTTTGTTATGTATTAGAGTTAATGGGCTATATTGAAAGACATACAAATTGGGACATAATCCGACCATCTTTTTTTGCTGACACCAGAATTGGTGGTTTTGACGACCTATTAGTAGACGTTAAGTACGACCCGCCGATACAAATTAAGTAACGATGACGTCATTCTACTCTAAAAGTAAGATCGATGACACAATCATCGCCGGTAAAAGCGACTGGAAACGTGTGATGTCCGCATTCTACCTATGTGAAATCGAATACGAAGGTTTCACATTTACATCAATCGAAACGGCATTCCATTGGGCAAAATATCAACGAACTGATCATCCCGAACATGCCATGGTTTACCCTAAAGGTGGTCCGTTTGATAATGAACCGGCCAAGGGTAAAAGTTTTAGTTCTAAGAACACGATGAAACGATTGGGGTGTACACTTGATGTAAAGTTATGGGACCGTGAGAGTGTGCAGGTGATGAAGGATCTGATTTCAATTAGATGGTCATGTGATTCTACGTTCAGAGAGGTAATTGAACAGGCCCCCAAACCACTTTTGCATTTTGAACGGGGGAAGTATCCTAAATATGGATGTTATAGGTCTAAAAAGACGGGTGAATGGATAGGGTATAATTTGTATGGTAAGATGCTTGAAAGACAGTTAGAGATGTCATCATGATTATAAGTATGTTATAATCATGAACGACCTCCCACTCCCGAATGATATCATCGAGACCATTGAGATCATGAGATGGAAACTCGAGATGCAAGATGTACTCGATGATATCATCGCATATGGTGAAGGACCCAAAGAAGATTTTTGTATTAATTGCATTTATCATGGATGTAGATGTGCAAACTGCGCAGCATACATCGATGGATATAAATATGGTCCTGGATTTTTTGAAGGTAACAGGTATTTCATCATAGATAATGACTATGAGGACGAAGATACACACGTGACTTTATTGACATGGATACTGACTACTGATCCTTCAAAATACACAACTATAACACGCTCCGAACTGGAAAAGGTGTTTGACAAACCTCAATACAAATATGCTATTTAGTTACCGAATGCTATTCCCGCCATACCCTTCTTGACACGTAAAATGTTCCAGTTGACACCATAGACATAAACAGGTGCGCTCTCGTTATCAGACTCGGCATTCTTTAAGCGTAAAGTGGCATTGTCTAGACGACTGAAATTGAGGGAACCAGCTGGCTGGTTCCAAGAGGCGTTGAGAGTGAATGGGAAAGTGTAGAGAGGGTTACGGGAATTGAGGGTGGACACGATGTTCTTGGCGTGGTGGTAAGGGACAACATTGTGGGCGTACACGTTGGACACGTTCTCCATGAGAGGGGTACCGTCAATGAAAAGAGAAGCATCGCTAAAGGTAAGCCTCTGAGCACCGGAAATAGAAGTGTCACCGATGTTACTGGTAGACGCAAGATGGATGGCCTGGACAGGGTGGTTGAAGTAGGAAAGGTCAACAGCTATCTCAGATGGAGTCTCAGGGACCACATCAACCTGGAGACGCTGAACCTGAGGAATAAGGAGTTCATGGTCTTTATCAACGAAATACTGACGTTCGTCGGTATCAAGAACAACATAGTTGGCATAAATCTTGGGGGTGCCAGAAAGGGAGATACCCTGAGAACATTCGATGCGAAGCTCAACCTCCTGATACTGAAGAGCGACCAGGGGAAGGCAGAGCATGTTGTTGTCACAGAAGAAGAAGTGAAGAGGATACCACTGTCTATCAGTATCGCTAGGCTGGGATCCCCAGTCAGCAGCCTTGGCAGCCTTAGATGTGGAGTCGGCGTATCCTGCATTGGGCCAGACGAGAGACTTGAAAAGCGCGTCCTGAGTATCAATTAGCTGCCCACCGATGTAAAGCTTGAAACTGGTAGGAGTAACATTGGGCTGTAAAAGGCAAGCACTATCGTCGAGATCACTGATGTTTAGATTCTCGATCCAGATATAGGAAAGAAGATCACCCTTGGACGGGATCTTCAAAGACACCTGGTTACCGGCACCAAAGGTACCAGTATAATCAAGTCTCACAGGCTTGAAAGCGAAATTAGTGTGACGCTTGTATACGTTTCTAAAAAAAGAAACCTGTGGGTCGCCCTTGATGTAAGTATCCTGGACACCCACTGCAACGAGATCAATCAATGCACCGGACATATTATAAGAATTAATTATATTAAAAATTCAGGGATTAAACATGGTATCAATGAACAATGGTCGTATTCCAAGCTCTTAACTGGGACGCTCGCGATGACGATACTTCGGACGCCTATGTCATCAGTATCATGGGTCGCACCGAAGACGGCAAGTCTGTGTGCGTATCTACCCAATTCCAACCATACTTTTTTGTAAAGCTAAACCCTAAAGAACCGTCCAATGACGCGAAAAAGATTTACCGAGAGATGACTCCATTTGGAATTGACAGTTTCGGGATTGTGATGTGCAAGGATGTATGGGGATTTCAAAACAACACCAAGTTTCCATTTGTAAAGTTGACATTCAACACTCATGCTGACATGAAAGCGGGTGAGCGGAAACTCAAAAAGAAGCTTGATGGAGAATACAGGCTCCGAAAGGTATTCGAAGCCAATATCGAACCCATGCTTAGATTCATGCATCGCACGGGTATCCAATCCACTGGATGGGTCGACACTGGTGATTGTGAACCCCAAGAAATGTCTAGATGTGACATCGATCTCTATTGTGATGACTGGAAGAAGTTGAAACCCGTTGCTAGGGATGATATTGCACCTTTTGTTATCTGTTCATTTGATATTGAAACTAACAGCTCGACAGGTAAATTCCCCGATCCACTGGTTGAAGATGATGCATGCTTTCAGATTGGCATGACCTTGAAGAAACAAGGGTCTGATGAGATTTATGATAAGACGTGCCTCTGTTACAAACAAACGGCGGACGATCCCAAAGGTGAGTTCAATGTAGTGTCGTATGAAACCGAGAAGGAACTGTTGATGGGCTTCAAGGATTACCTGGTCAAACATGATGTGGATGTGATGACCGGATGGAACATCTTTGGTTTCGATCTCAAGTATATCCACGATCGAGCCATCGTATGTGGCTGTCCATCCAGCTTTTTTGAGCTTGGTAAATTGCTCAATGTAACAAGCGAATTGGTTATCAAACAATTGTCATCAAGTGCATTGGGTGACAATACCCTCAAACTGTTCCCCATGCCTGGAAGGTACATCTTCGATCTTTTCCATGAAGTCAAACGTGAACAAAAGCTAGATTCCTATACACTTAACAATGTGTCCGCAGTCTTCCTCAACGACAAAAAGATCGATATGCCACCCAGGGAAATGTTTCGAAGGTTCGCTGAAGGTGATCCAGACAAGCTCATGGAGGTAGCAGAGTATTGTGTCAAGGATACCATCTTGCCTCACAGACTCATGGATAAACTCTGCATCTTCTTGAACATTCTGGAGATGGCCAAGGCTACGTGGGTCCCTGTCAACTATCTGTCAGAGCGTGGTCAACAGATCAAGGTTTTCAGTCAATTGACTCGCAAGGCCAGGGAGCTTGGATATATGATTCCGACCATCTATTATGGCAAGATTCAAAGTGACGGCTACGAAGGTGCAACTGTTCTTGATGCCCAAAAAGGTGCCTATTACACACCCATTACGGCACTGGATTTCGCATCTCTGTACCCATCCATTATGATGGCACACAATCTGTGTTATTCTACATTGGTGATGGATCCCAAGTATGATGATGTCCCGGGTGTAACCTATGAGACTTTCCAGGTGGGTGATAAGACATACAAGTTTGCACAGGATGTCCCAAGTCTGCTACCAAAGGTACTCGAAGAGCTCAAGGCGTTCCGCAAGCAGGCGAAGAAGGACATGGCTAACGCCACAGGGTCCATGAAACAGGTATACAACGGTAAGCAGCTAGCCTACAAGATATCCATGAACTCTGTCTATGGTTTCACGGGTGTAGGAAAAGGTATGCTTCCATGTGTACCCATCGCGTCTACTGTCACTTGCAAGGGGAGGATGATGATCGAGGACACCAAGAATTATGTCGAAGCCAATTTCCCAGGGGCAAAGGTAAGATATGGTGACACAGATTCTGTGATGATCGAGTTTGACTGCCAGGGTAGAACTGGTAAGGAGGCTATCGAGTATTCATGGGCTTTGGGAGAAAAGGCTGCCGCGGCATGCAATCATCTATTCAAGAAACCGAATGATCTAGAGTTGGAAAAGGTGTATTGCCCTTACTTTTTGTATTCGAAGAAACGTTACGCCGCCAAGATGTGGGTCAAAAAGGGTGATGAGATGGTCATGGATTGTATCGATATCAAAGGATTGCAGGTGGTCCGCCGGGATAATACTCCATTTGTACGCACTGCATGCAAGGAGATCCTGGACGTGATTCTTGAGAGTAACAATCCAGAGGGTGCCAAAGAGTGTGCACGCAGGCATGCAAGTAATCTTCTGGGAGGTGATGTTCCCAACGAAGACCTGGTACTGTCACAGAAATTGGCCGATTCGTACAAGTCCAATAACCTTCCACACGTCGCGGTTAGGGATAAGATGCGAGAGAGGGACCCAGGGTCAGAGCCCCAGTCCGGTGACCGTGTACCCTTCGTGATCGTGGAGACCGACAATCCTAAGCATAAACAATATGAGAAGGCCGAAGACCCCAAATATGCCAAGGATAACAATGTCCGCCTGGATTATAGGTATTATTTCACAAACAAATTCATTAACCCTGTATGTGATCTACTGGAACCCCTGGTAGATAACCCTCTTTTGGACATTTTCAGCGCCTTCATCGAGAAGAAACCTGTGAAGATGACAACTGTCGTTGTTGACGAAATCAAGAGTCAAGATGATCTCCAGAATTGCACCGCAGCGGGACTGAGTGCCTATTGCAAAGGAAACGCCCTCAAAGCATCCGGTGCTAAGTCTGATCTAGTGTCAAGAGTGTGGGCGCATATGCAGGGTGAAATGGCACCGCCTCCGGTTCCAGTTCAGACTATCACGTGCCCAGAAGATCTTGAAAAGTGTACGATTGCTGTGCTCAAGGCATATTGCAAGGTTAATACCCTAAAGGTATCGGGTACAAAGAGTGTGTTGTATGAACGTGTGTTAAATCATGTTAAGAAGTAATTGACTTATTGACATATAGTTCCAAATATGTCATCCACCGCCGATTTGATTGCTAAAATGATTGACGAGGAGGTTGAGAGAAAGGTCCAGGAGCGAATGGAGACATATATGGAACATATCTCCAAACATTATGGCATCTCCATGAAATCCTTGCTCAATGATCTCAATAACTTTTCTGGTCAACCATCATCCACCAAATGTATGGGTGTGAAGAAAAATGGCAAGCGTTGCACAAAGTCTTCAAAGAATGGTAACCATGGATATTGTATTCTTCATGTGTCCCAATATACCCCAAAACCACAAGCAATTGTATGCAAGCCAGTTTCTAATGATATACCCGTTCATACCCACACACATACCATACCACCTTTGTTTGACAAGAATTGTCCAGCATGTACAAAGGTAACATTCAAGAAAAATCCTACACCGTTGAATAAAATACTTATAGCCTAAATCACTAATGATATCATGAGTAAGTCCGAAGTTTTGATGAGTTCTATTGTTAAATTTTATACAGAAGATGACAATAATATGAAGATATTAAAGGGTCTTCTGGATAAAACATCTGGTATATCATTGCGTACATTGGAATGGTTTATTACCAGTTATTCAAAGCAGAATAATCTGACATATACCACAAAGTGTGGCCGGTTATTTACGGTACATTGTGCGTACAAGTCAAGTCTGGATGGGTATAGTAAAAAGTTTTTTGATCCATTTTGTAGAACATCTAAGATTGATTTTGATATAGAATCTAAAAAGGTTAAGACCACTGTCGCACAATTGAATTTTATTCGATGGTGTATCAAGAATAATATCATCGAATATATCCTTGACAATAAGGATGCTGTGCTATCAACCAAATGTAAGTGACCCAAACCCGTTTTCTGTTGTGAAAACTTTGTAACCTGTGTAGAATGTATACATGTTATATGTATTGGATAAAGCGTTTCGATTTAATGACACGTCGATGAATGTAGTGTTACTGTTCATTTTTGCCATGTCGACTGCACCCGTTGGTTTGGGTACTTTAGGATTGAGAGAGAATGAATATGTGTATATGTTCCTGGTAGGTGAATATAAATTGTGTGCTCTGGGTTGGACATATTTGTAATAAAGAGTACTTGATGAATCATACGTATTCTCCTCCGAAGTGAAATCTATCTGTTCTTGCTTATTTAGCCAAACTCTGGCGCTTGCCATGACGGGATATTGTCCCTCTAAAAATACGTTTGATGTTGCGACATTACTTGTTAAATTATACCGCTCCAATATTAATTGCGAATCATTCTTATCTTCAAAATCGACATTTCTAAAAAACCAATACATTGCTTTAACTGGGTGTGCCACGTTTATGTTGTAACGTGCACCTGTAGTACCACTTTCAATCCTAAGTGCTTGTCCTGGTATCACAGTGTTGAGCAAAAAACTTTGTTTTTTAAACATGAAATGATTGCGCTCCCTTTCGGTTAACGTAATTTCTTCGGTAACAAGTGTTATCTGATCCATGGTCAACGCATCCGCGGTGTTGGCAAAGAATGTCTGAGGGTTAAATTCGATGTCAATATAAATCTTTTGGTTTGTAATTGCACACACCGGGAAATATGGTGTGTACTCTTCAATTGCATTCGTTTGGCGATGACTGAAAAATAGACCAAGTGGTATGTACAGATCCATAGGACCCGCAAACGCTGTACTACCCGGTAACAACCCAAATGGAGCACCGCCATTTACTACGAAATTTAAACCCCACTTTTCTTCTGTAGTAGCCATCAATTCGTCTTGAATAATAAACCAGTCGTTATTGATCGTTTCAAGTGTTGTCTCGTCGACCTTGAATTTTATTTGATTGATAATAGCCCGTCCCACTTGGTCCATATATGTAATATCTCCCGGGGATGAGGTATTACTCAGTTCTGGGAGACGACACTTGAGATACATGTTGGATAACAAATCACCCATCTGAGTAGGATTAAGTTCCCATTTAATCGTCTCTCCGAAAGGCCATGATGTACCCACTGAACCGTTTGGGCGCTTCTTTAAATGGTAAGAGTTGTATCTAGAAAAGTTTGTATGTTGTGTCATGTTTGGTTTGTAAAACGATTCACCATCATTCGATGTTAGATAGTCATCTTGCATGCCAATGGCGTGCAGAGATGTAACTGCTGCGGCCGACCCTTTACCACAGTCCATTAGTTAGATACCATATCTTTTTTCCACATCTCTAACATACTTGTGTTGTTCAGAGTCTTCAACTCGTTGTTCTTCGACACCGCCTCTTTGGTCATGGCCTCGATGGACTCTTCCGTGTATTGCCAAGTCTTAATGTTTAACAAATAGTCATAGCTGTCATCGATCTTTGGGAACAACTTTGACAACTCTGCCTCGAAGACGCTTCGCTTCTTTTTGAAGATGACCAACTCCTCATCGACCACCATCTTCACAAACTTGGCCTTATTCTGGAGCACCGTCACCGTCCTCTCCAACTCTTTGATCAAGTGGGTCTTGCGAAGGTCGTAGTACTTTTTGCGAATCTCGATGAAGTCCTTGATGATGTCCTCGGCAGTGTCATACTTGACGATCCCCTTGTCCGGGTGAAAAAGATGCATGTTGGTAGCCGTGATGGACTTTTGCAGTTTCATGTCCTTGACAAAGTCTTTGCCATTGTAGTCGTAGATCGTGAAGTCGACATCCTCCGTAGTGCTGTTGTTCTTGTAGTTGCTGATGACCTTCTTCTCAACCAGTGTATCAAGATACTCCTTGTAGTCCTGAGTCCACCGACCAGGTGGCAACTCTGTGATACGTTTGGTCTTGCCCACATCCTGGTAGATACCCGTGGCGATCCACTTTTGAGAAGTCTCCGCCTCGATCTTACCCTTGAATCCATCGAACCATGGAGTCATGGTCTTCATCGTCTTGTTGGCCAACGCATTCATGATATTGGCCTTGATGTCCTTGGGGTTGAATGACGGGATAGAACAGCTGAAGCCGGTACCGATACCCTCCGTGCCATTGACCAGTACCATTGGAATCACAGGAACATAGTACTCTGGCTCGATCTGCTTGCCGTCATCTGACAGATAGTTCAACACCGCATCATCGTGTGGATGGAAGTAGGTCCGTGCACTGTCTGACAGTTTGGTGAAGATGTACCTCGGCTGACTCGCGTCCTTTCCACCCATGAGTCTGGTCCCGAACTGACCACAGGGTTCCAGAAGGTTCGCATTGTTGGATCCCATGTAGGTGTGAGCGAGCTTGACGATCGTGTCAGCCAGGGAAGTCTCACCGTGGTGGTAAGAAGTCTTCTCGGATACATAGGCTGCCAACTGAGCGACCTTCATCTCGTCCTTCAGGTTCTTGTTGAAGCAGGCATACATCACCTTGCGCTGCGACGGCTTCAACCCATCGCACATGCTCGCGATGGACCGTTTGAGATCCGCGAGACTGAAGTTCACCAAGTCCTTGTGGATGAAGTCTGTCACACCCAAGTTGGTGATTTTGCCATAAGGCACTTCGAGATCAGACCCATCCTTTTCGGTGTTGACCAAGAGCCACTCCTTCCTGTCATCAGCCTTGGTCTTGTCGAACGCCAGTTTGATCGAATCATCCATGGTCGTGTCAGGTTCGAACTTGACCGTCAGACGGGTGATATCCTTGAAGTACTCCCTGGCCTCCACGGATGTAGACGTACCCAGACCCTTGTAATACTTGATCTTCCAACCCTTGGTCTTGGATGCGGTGTCCCACCATTCGCGGAATGCAGAGTCTGTGTAGAACTGGAAGGTTTTTGCGCCCTTGGTTGCCTTGATGATGGGCGTGACCATACTGACCACAAACCCAAGGTTCAGAAGAGAAGGCCAGAAAGCGTGGATCATGTTGATGATCAGACCTTTGATGTGACTCCCATCGTTATCCGCGTCTGTCATGATCATAAGCCTTCCATAGCGAAGCTCGTCCAGGGATTTGTATACCTTGTCCTGTTGAAGACCCAGGATCTTCTTCAGATCGTTGAACTCCTGGTTGGCCATGAGCTGCTTGACACTCGCATCCCTGACATTCTTGCACTTGCCACGAAGTGGGAACACACCGTATGTGTCACGTCCAACAATGGACAGGCCTGCCACAGCCAAAGTCTTGGCCGAGTCACCCTCTGTCACGATCAGAGTGCATTTGGAAGACTTGTTCGTACCAGCAAAGTTGGCATCATCCAATTTGGGGATACCCGTGATCTTGTTACGCCTGGCACCATCAGACTTCTTGAGTTCTTTCTGCTCCTTGAACTTGGACAGAGACAAGACTTCATCCTGGATACCCGTCTTGAGAACACTCTTGATAAATTGCTTGGGGTGATCGAACCGGCTGCCAAACTCTTGGTACTTGAGAGTGCACTCGGACTTTACCTGGCTGCTGAAGCTTGGGTTCTCCAGAGTCGACTTGACGAAGACGAAGAAGGTGTTCTTGACCTGCTGGGGCTTGAGCTTGATCTTCTTGGCCATGTCATCGATGATCCCAGACGCGATGAGACCCGCGATATAGTCCACATGGGTCCCACCCTTGGTGGTGCAGATACCATTGACAAATGATACCTGCTGGAACCCATTATCGGATGGAGCCACGGTCACAGACCACCGATCTGTGACGACACTGTGAGTCTTGATGTCATCGTCGAGGTGCTTCTTGGCGTAAGATTCCAAGGACATGTTGGGTAGTTTAGTACCCTGATACCAGACGCTGCACCCGGTGCTGGTGCACACAGCCGCGTCATAGAGACGCTTCTCGACGATCTTGACAAAGTCATCATCCATACCAGTCATACCGAATCTCTTCCAGTCGGGGATGAATGAAATTGAAACACTCGACTGTTTGGTGACACACTTGACCATCTTGGGTGGGTTGCACACGGTCATGTTCTCGGTCCACTGCTGACGGTACTTGATGCCATTTTCAGGATCATTGATGATAATCCTGAAGCGACTCGAGTAAATGTTGGTCAGCTTGGAACCATAACCATTGCGTCCACCGACAGTCCTCTTCTTGGTGTCATCGTAGTTGGTACTTGTGAGAAGGTGCCCGAATGTCAGCTCCGGGTTCCAGAGCTGTTCCTTTTCATGCTTCTTGACACTGATTCCACCCAGAGGTCCGTTATTCTCTACGGTGATTTCACCGGATTCCTTGTCGATGGACACTTTGATAGTCTTGACGTCCTTGGGAAACATCGAGTTGCGGTCGATGGCATTCACCAAGATCTCGTCAAAGATCTTGAGAAGAGCCGGTGCATAAGACACCTTGCGATTCACAAACTTGTCACCGTCGAGAACGTAGTAGTTCTCGTCAACCTTAGTAGTCGGTCCCACATAGGAATCCGGCCTTTTAAGGATATGTTCAACATGAGTAATTTTCTGGACTTGTTCACTCATGTTGGACTGTTATACTTGTAGGTTCTAGTTCTCTTAAGGTAATTTTCGGTTATAAGTCCAAGTCAGGTCGTACTCTGCAGTGATAAAAATGCCACATTACTATATATTTCAAATGAATGGCAATCTTAGAGCCCTTTTGATTTTAATAATACTGATTGTTGTGGCTACTATCACGTATTACATAGTTAAAGAATCAAAGACAAACTCTGATTCCGATCAGGACGGTGATAAGAAAGGATCAACTGATTCCGATCAGGACGGTGATAAGAAAGGATCAACTGATTCCGATCAGGACGGTGATAAGAAGGGTTTATTTGATAATATAAATCAAGTTACCAAGAATGTAGGGGATGCTGTGCGCGATGCTGCAAGTAAAATTACGAATAATACTTCTAGTATAGACCCGGAAACTATTTCGAATATTCAGAAGGGTGTTTGTAATTCTATTATGAAAATTAACAACGCGGAGTCATATGAGTTGGTTGATGGCAAATGTAAGTTCACATGTCCCAAAGACTATAAACTGATTAGAGATGGTGCATATTGTATAAAATCAAACACTTTGATGGGAATATCCAACTTATGCAAAAAATCCCAACAGTATAAATCTGTTAGTTTTGATGAAGATGCAGCTAAATGTACCGTTGAATGTAATTCTCCATTATATATCGAGGGTGAAGGTAACTCCGTTTTTAACAAAAAATGTCTGCCAAACGAATCCGATCTTATAGAAGGTTTTGATTGTCAATTTGGAAGGGTAGCGACTATTGATATATCAAAAGTGTCACCAAGCACTGGGATACCAAAAACCTTTATGGATGCTGACAAGTTAGTGGGTTACGTAAGTACAGAAGCTACCGCGTCTCCGTATTACAACTATGCCGAATTAAGCTTCGATGATGGTTATGCTCATGGTACGGCGATGAAGATAGTCAAGTTGGACGATGTCCCTACCGAATTTAAAGATTCTGCAAACACTATATCTTGCACAAAAAGAAAATAAAACACTATTATAAATGGAGTGGTTAGTTACTGTATGCTTTATAATAGCCGAAGCGACCGTTACATTCTATGGTCTGTCGGACGAATAATGAATCTTTATAAATGATATGATTATTCACTTCATTGCGCTTTTAAGTGTAGTTGTAGGTTCAATAATCGGTGCAATTATTTTTAAAGTGTTCATATACAGACCAGACGAAACACCTACCGAACTTCGTGAGAATCCTATATATGACATGGAATCACAATTACCTGTTTCCACGGGTTCCTATGGCTTTTTTGAATTTGACATTGACGGAGACCTTAATATCGTTAATGCACGTAATATAAAGGGATAGTACCCTTCTATTTCAGTGAGACGTCAATAATGAACTGGACCCCTGTTGAAGGCGAACCAAGGCGTCCACGTGATAAATCTGTTAAATCTCTGTTTGCTGGTCGAGGGGGTGATCACAGAAATATGTATTATAAGGATATTGCGATTAAACTTGAACCGAATATCCTTCCACATGTTCCAGAACAATACAAACATCCATTTGAAGATGATAAATGTTTGTATTGTATGTCCGATAAGATTGGTCAGCGTGGTGATGAATTCAGACCAATTAGTCAATATGGAAGAGTAAATAAGGTTAATTGTGTGCCATGCTGTGGTAGATGCAACTCTTCTAAAAATGACAAATGTGGTACTAAACTATTGAACTGGATCGATGCCAGTGATTTTATAGATCCATGTAGAAAACAATTAATCAAAGGGTGGTATATAACAAATGAGTGGTATATGATTGCCTCAAAAGACTATTACTGTGAAACACGAAATAAAACATATGAACAAATTCGTTCGGATCTTGATGCTATAATCCACAAGTGTTACGTAGATATGTCCGAATATTAGTAAATGTGTATCATATATGACAAGTGACGACATCTTCGATTATGAAGATGGTGTATGGGATAAGAAGAATTTGGCACCCGAGTTGTTATTAACAAACTACAAGTATGATCTGATTTCTCACGAACATAGTTTAGGATTGTTTACAATGCCTTTATTTTCAAAGGCATTTTGTGATAGCTTAGTAGAGAGATTAAAGGTGTTTGATAATTGGACGACTGACCGTCATGAGAATTACCCAACCAATGATATCTTGATTGACGAATTTGATAATCGGTTCGCAGCTATATACGATGCAACCATTTATAATATCATGAGAAATGCATTGAATAAATTATATGATTGTGAGGTGAATACATCGTTCAAACATGAGACTTTTATCATACGATACAAACCCGAATTGCAGTCACATTTGGACATGCATCACGATCATTCCAGTTTTACATTTTGTACCACGTTATCCGATGAGGGTGATTACGTAGGTGGTGGTACGTGGTTCCCCAAACATAATCTGGTGTTGAAAGGTAAACAAGGTGAAGTGACCATACATCCTGGTATGTTTACCCACAAACATGGTGTAAAACCCATAATTAGCGGTGAACGTTACGCAATCGTATCATTCTGTAGAATTATTTTCTACTAATATTAATATACAATGGTTGACAATCAAATCACAATTACCATTTTGATCGTGGTTTTAATTGCCATAATTGCCTTTTTAATATATAAAAAAATCACAGAACCAATTTCATCTGGAGATCAAGGGAAACAGGGTCCTCCGGGTGCTACTGGCATCCAGGGTCCTCCGGGTGCTACTGGTATCCAGGGAGATCAAGGGGAACAGGATCCTCCGGGTGCTACTGGTATCCAAGGTGATCAAGGATCAGTCGGAGCCACTGGTGCTACTGGTATCCAGGGAGATCAAGGATCTGTAGGAGCCACTGGTGCCACTGGTATCCAGGGAGATCAAGGATCTGTAGGAGCTACGGGTGCAACCGGGTCTCCCGGGGCTGCTACACCTACGAGTGATCCGGGTGCTTCCATTACACCGGACGACAGTGAACCTCAAACCACCGTACCTTCGAAGCAGATTGACATTAAGCCAAAACTATCATTACCACCTCTCAAAGACTCACCTGGACCAGTGGATCGTAACAAATGGACCTTCATTAACAATAAGACTACTACTGACCATGGCTATATAGAGCATAATGACATAACTGATGTTTGGGAAGATTGTATAAAGCCATGTGAAGACGTTACCCGATGCAAGTACGTAGTTGTAGACACAGATGGTAAGAGATGTTGGTTGAAAGAGGTAGAGAATCCTAATTTGATTGATCCTCTCGACTCGAAAGATACTCGTGCGACTTATTTAAAAACAAACCCACTCCCATCGTGTAAACCCCCTGATTCTTTTCCCGTTGCCGATATGAGTGCCATACCGACGTGGTATTTTCGTGATACAGACGGTGTGTGTAAACCGGACCTAAATGCCCCTCAATTGTCATGTGTGTCTGATAAAAAAATTACTAGCACCTCTCTATTTAGTCACGGTCATGGGTTTTCACCCGAGGTCAATCTAAGTGCGATGGTCGGTAAAGTGATGAACGAATCAGACTTTAAAGACATGAGACATTTAAATATTGTCCCGTCTAGTGACACAAAGGGTTATTATTCCGGGTATAATTATGGGACGACAGATGGGGAGGCTGTGACCGAAAATGCACCGGGATATTACGCGTGCACTGCGAAATCTTTCTGATCGTTTACTGTATATCATTAATAGAGGTCTCAGAAAATCTAAATATGCGAATCTTACATACGGTCTGAATGATAAAGGTGACATATTATTCAATGGATTTTCATACCCGAAGGACGACCAGACTCCTGAACTCCTAGATGATAAACCCGGCTTTTATGCCTGTTCTTAATCTGAATCTTTCATTATCTGAACTTCTGGTATTTTTACGATTTCGAAATCAAATGGAGGATCAATCTGATGATCTTCTTCAAGCTTATCAATGATTTCTAAACATGTTGAGAATATATTATCAAACATTATTATAAGATGTTTAGAAATAATGAACGAGGTATTTTGCTCGTGTTGACAGTGACAACTGTTTTGTGGCTTATACAAACATATTTAATCAAAGAACCCAAGGACCTATCTATCGGGTGTATATTTCCATTACCCGATGGATTAGCGCCTATGATAGACGCCGATGGAAACTTTGGTTACGAAAAGTGTTTTGATATATGGAGTGTTATCCATTTTGTCATTTACTTGGTGGCCGGTATGATGTTCCCCAATGAACCCAGAATGGTTATTTCTTTGTCCATATCATGCGAAATATTTGAATTGTTGATTGGATGTAGAGGAAGGCTATCCGATGTACCTGTCAATATATTGGGTTATATGGTTGGGTCATCCTTACATAGAGGCTCATATAAAGTACCAAAAGAATCGCTGCCTAATATCATCATTTTAATGATAATATCACTCGGTGCAATTTCAGAGCTATATCATCAAAGAGCAATTGCAAAAAAGAAACTTAAAAATGAGGTTCGTGTAAATGGTACCATGTGACAAGATGTTTTATTATTATACTTTAATGCCATCTACCGGATCTGACCGCATTTGCTATGTAGGGCGATCGACGAACCCTACCAAGCGGTTATACTTGCACAAAAAGATGGCAGAGAAGAGTGACTCTGGTGATGAGTTGTATGATGCCATTAGAGCATCAGGCGGTATCGATACTTGGAAGATGAACATATTAAGTTGGTCTGATTGCGGTGTCGACGAGGCTAGGGCTAAGCATCGAGAGTATTATGACAAACATATTCAAGATGGATTCAAAGTTTTGAATGATAAGGTACCTCATGGATGCATCGACTATTACTCTAGGAACCGTGATAAGATTCTAGAGAAGAAGCGAATGACTTATAAGCCTAGAGATGTCAAGGAGATCAAATCCTCAAACTATAAATCAAACAAGACCGAAATTTTGAAGAAAGCCGCTCTCAAGCGAGTGGCTAAAACGGGCAGACCCCCAACCCTCATGACCATCGATAAGCACGGGATCACTCAGGACGAAATTCAAGCCGCTCTCGACTCTTATTCGGTCTAGACTCAAAACTATATCATCAAAGAGCAATTGCTAAAAAAATAAATGCTAATTAACATATGACAAACGGTGTAAAGATTTTTATTATAATAATACTACTTCTGATTGTCGCTATAGCTGCTTTCGTGGGGTACAAGGGAATCACCGACCCAGCGCCAGCAGTTTGCGATCCTGAATGTAAATGGTATCAGGAGTGTACTCCACAAACCGATGGTACCCCTGTGTGTACCCTTAAATCCTACGATGGTTTCGAGGTTAAGGACAATAAGACGACAAATGATAATTCTTATAAGGTGGTCACGACAGACGGAAATTTTGAGTCAGACTGTGTCGACGCGTGCAGAGGTGAGAAGGACAGTTGCAAGTTCGTAGTTGTAGACACAGCTGGTAAGAAATGTTGGTTGAAAGATGTAGAAAATCCTGAGTTGATTGCTCCTACCAAAACGGAAGATACTCGAGTCACATTTTTAAAAATATAAGAGCAATTGCCAAGTTTCTAATGACATTAATTTAATTGACCAACCCAAGATATTTCGTCGCTTGGGTTGGTACACAGAAGAGTGCATGCAGAATAACCCCCAAAGTGAATAGGACGATAATAGATAATACCAAAGGAAATTCGGTATATTTGGATAATAGAATGGCCGCCAATATAGTCATCAATGTGTCAACAATGGCGACACCCATAAATCTATATTGATGGACACCAGTTCCAGGTTTACCAAAGATGTCACGATACTGACAAAACATTATATATTACAACAACATAATGAATTGGGACGACGCGATTGATTTTTCCTTTGAAGGGCAAACTAAAGAAGCCAAGGTATTGTCAGTGTATGATGGTGATACAGTCAAGATTGCATTCCCATTGGGTGATACCATGTATAGATGGAACTGTCGAATTTTAGGCGTTGACACGCCTGAACTTAGAACTCGTAATCTGAAAGAAAAGGAAATGGGTTACATGGTGCGAGACAAATTACGTGAAAAGGTTTTGGACAAGATCGTCAATGTAACATGTGGCGATTTTGACAAGTATGGTAGATTACTTATCAAAATAACCTGTGAAGATGGTGATGATGTTAGTGATTGGTTAATATCAAATGAATACGCATACGCTTATAATGGTGGTACTAAACGTCAGTGGCCACAGTAAATCTTTTGAGCTTCTTTCAGTAATTTACCCTTGACAATAATGAAACTGTCCGCCGGTATTCCGAGACGCTTTTTAGCTTCTTTGACAGCTTTATCCCAACTGTTCATTTGTATTTAGTAATTATTTTTCTTGTAGATGGACCTGGTTTTACGAAGTAACTTCCCCTTGATAGGTGCAAACTCATCCTTGGGAATATCAAGTTCCTTCTTGGCATCCTTGACGGCCTTGCGCCATGCCTTCAACCCAGGGTTCTTCTTACCAGCGCGCTGCTGTTTCTTACTGACAATCCGACCATCGTCGGTATACTTTAAATCTTTGAGGGTCAGACCACCTGAAGTCTGGATGGCGTGACAATGCATAACTTCCGCACGAGATCCTACGGTTTTCATTTTAAGAATATACAATATATTATTATCAAATGATCTGCATTGTTCATCACCTGGGATTAGGTGACCAGTTGATGATCAATGGATTGGTTAACCATGTTTCCGAACATTCACGTGTGTATGTAGTAGCGAAGCGATGTCACAAAGATACACTGGAATTCATGTATAGAGAACATGACAATGTTAGTATGATATATATTGATGACATATCACCACAGCGAATATGGAATCGTATAAGAAGTCTAAACATGAATGTGATGGCACTTGCCACCTACGGTGCAGATGAGTATCTATGGAAGTTCATGACACACGCTGGTTATCCAGGAACTATGTTTACCAACTGGGCGTATAGTGTATATGTACAAGCCGGGGTGAACCCATTGTTCATGCATACTAAATTTCACGTATCACGTGATCTGGAACGCGAAGAAAAGTTATTTGAAAATCTTGGTCTAGTTGATAATGAGTATATCTTCATTCATGATTCTGGGTCTGGAGAATGCAAAGAGATTGATGTGGGTAAGGATGACATGTTGATCGTTAGACCTGACATGGATGTCACAAATATTTTCGATTATTTGACAATCCTGGATCGAGCCAAAGAAATACATTGCATCAACAGTGCCTTTGCATGGCTAGTGGAACTCACAAAGATCGGCCTTCCGCACACGAATTTCTTATATACTAAGAACGCACATTCGTATTATGATACCAGGGCAGTCCAGACTGCATTTAGTCATTTTACATTTTTATGATTGTATGTATTAATGTATAAACTGACCGCTAACCAAATCAGGTTGTTAATGTCAATCCGCAATCCTAAAAAGCCGATCGTCATAGGTACAGGTCCAGCAGGGTCAGGTAAAACCATGTTGGCCTGCAAACATGCAGCAGAGAGTTTGGTAGACAGGTCATGTTCAAAGATCGTGTTAACCAGACCGGCGGTCACGGCGGATGAAGAGTTGGGGTTTTTACCGGGTGGTATCAATGAGAAGATGTTGCCATGGACGCAACCTATGATTGACATTCTGAATGATCACTTTAAGTATGATAGATTGGATCGAATGTTTGAAACTAAACGTATTGAAATCGCACCTTTAGCCTATATGCGAGGTAGAACGTTTGACGATTCTGTCATAGTGGCAGATGAAATGCAAAACAGTACACCTAATCAAATGAAAATGTTATTAACCCGTCTAGGGAAGGGATCCAAATTAATCGTGACAGGAGATGAAGAACAGTGTGACATCCAAGAAAGTGGATTGGTCGACCTGGTCACGCGTATGCACTTGGCTGATATTAATAACCTGAAACATATAGACTATGTAAAGCTTGGAGACGCAGATATAAAAAGACACGAAGCTGTCAAGGAAGTATTGGAAGTATTGTACAAATGATTTCTCGGTCGGGATATATGCTACCCAAGACACATGAATTGTACGAAACCGTTAAAAAAGAATTACGTGTTAAACCTATAGTGAACAATGAGTTCGGACCAACCCCTCCAGCTTTCAACGTTTATCGGCAGTCTGAAAAAAGCATTTGTATACCGCAGTTTTACGGACAAGAACGCTGTGGCGCCGTTAGTCCAGAACGAGATACGAGACCAAAGCCCGCCGCCATATCGCCTGGCGTGGAGTTTAGTGGACAACTCAGAGAAAAAACCAGGCAACCAGAAGCGTTTAAAGCTGCCATGGACCAGGGACACGGAATCCTTTCCTTACCATGCGGTTTCGGAAAAACCACCGTCTCATTAGCCATAGCTTGTGAATTAGGTTATCGAACTATGATTATTGTTCATAAGGAGTTCCTGGCAAACCAATGGAGAGAACGCATTCAACAATTTTGTCCGGGTGCTACCATTGGTGTGGTACAAGGTGATAAACTAGACATAGAATGCGATTTTGTCATTGCCATGCTCCAGACACTCTCTACTAGACCATATCCGATGGGTCAGTTTGAAAGTATTGGCACATTACTGGTGGATGAAGCTCATCATATATGTGCTCGGGTCTTTTCACAGGCTCTTTTCAAGGTGTGCCCCAAGCATACGTTTGGATTGTCTGCTACACCCAATAGAAAGGATGGGTTAACCAAAGTACTGTTCTGGTTCTTAGGTCCGACCTTTTTCAGTATTGAACGTGAAAATCAGAAACAAGTCGAAGTATTCCCAATCGATTTCAATTGTGATATGTTTAAGGATCCTCCTCCGACCACACGGTTCGGTAAATTGTCACTGGCTACCATGGTCACGGATCTTACTGAGTGTGATGAACGGAATGAAATGCTAATTGGTTTAATCAAACGAGCATCCAAAGGAACCAGACAGTTGTTGGTTCTCAGTGATAGACGATTTCATTGTGAATATCTCCAACAACAATTTCCTGACAACTCGGGTTTGTACATTGGAGGTATGAAAGAACACGCACTCAATGAATCGAGTGAAAAGAAAATCATCTTCGCTACGTTCAGTTTGGCCCATGAAGGTTTGGATATCCCAACACTGGATACTATCATATTGGCGACACCTAAATCCGACATTGTTCAGTCCATTGGACGGATCATGCGCGAGACCAAAGGTAAGAAGAACAATCCTCAAATATATGACATCAAAGATAATTGGTCCGTACTATTTGCCATGTATAACAAACGTTTGAAAGTTTATAGACAAGGTGGTTTCGCTATAGAGGGTGAAGTGAAAGTCGATAAACCTAAGGAATGCATGTTTATATAATATTGTAATATAACAAATGGAAGAATACCAAAAAGGAAATTATGGTAGTATAGGAAGTTACCTGCGCGAAGGCGGATTTCAACGGAATCTTGACAAGAAATACACAAACATTGTTCGTAAGATGAACAAAGTTATCAATGATTCACCACGTGGAAACAAAAACATACAGGTATATCGTGGATATCCCACGCGCTTTATCGAACCCGGTAAGAATCTATTGAATCGCTCGTTTTTATCAACAACGACTAATCTAAATACGGCTAAAAAGTTTGGTAATGCTATTGTTAAAATAACTGTACCAAAGAACTTAAAGCGTCATGTCATGGAAAATAACCGTGAAAAGGAAGTGTTGATAGAAAGAGGAACTCGTCTAACTGATATAAAGTATATCAGACCCCTTGCCAATAATAAACAATTATATACTGCGAAACTTGTGAGCAATAAAACGAAGATGGCAAATGTTCCGCGACCAACATTAAACAATTACAAGGTTTTACAGTTGAATTCCAATAATGAAAGTAGTAACTTCAACAATTAATCATCTAATAAACTCCCTTTTCACATAGTCCCTATCCGCCTTGAAAATCTTTGAAAGCTTAGGATCTTTGTACTTAAAGAGAACCATCAAAGCATTAAGCTTACGGAATAGACCGAGAGGCGGTTCGCCACCTCTTATGACTCTGTGAAGGGCTCTGTGTCTAGCCAGTTCTGACATCATCTTGACGTCTTTGTAGCCATACTTGGAAAGTCCGCCACTTTCTAATTTAATGGGTGTAACACACACACCCCGGCGGGTTCTAACTTGTCCAAATTTACAAGAGTTCATCTTTATTTTTATGTTTACATTTTAATTGGTTGGGTGGTACCAGATACCACTTTCAGGATCAAACACGGGAAATGAGAAATCATCTTCATTTCCCGTGTTTGGGTTGTTGACGAATACCCATTGTCCAATTTCAATGTCATAGAATTGGGAATGGGATTTACGAGGAGCTGGAGGAGGAATCATTGTTGGTTTGGTATGACAATGATTCATTGCCTTAACATAGTTATACCAACGGACATGAGGAAAGCGTCTAATAGAGACTCTATAGGTTGGAATATAGTAACATGCTTTACGAGAGCATTGTTCCATATGTAGCGGAGGAGGAACATATTTACAATGATTAGAATCATAGTAAACACGAGTTGCGAAACAAACTCTCTCCTGTCCTGACTTTTGATAATGTCTTTGAGCATCTTGGTATTATTAGATATTATTTATCTCTGGGTATGCTGACCATCCATAGTCACACCGTGTTAAACGACTTCTGTTGAACCCATGATCAACGTCAATAGAATCCCTCTCGTATTAATGTTACATTTTTTTTGACAAATCTAAACTGTTCCAAGGGTGAACCATTTAATTCCTTCTGTCGTCTTTTACTAAGCTCTACGTCTTTTCGCTCGTTGACATAGTACATGACCATGCACATAGCATCTGCCATGTCATGCTTACGTGTTTGATACATGTAATTGGTGAATTCCATCAGATATGGAAATGCCAATTCTTCGGTCTTCACTTTACGTTCCTCATACTCTAGATGTGATATCGAAAAGTGCTTGTGCATCGACACTGGTGCGATCAGTCGTACTTTGCCGCGATAGATATGCATGAGTAATGCTTCCACATTCGTCAAGCCGCCGGGAGGTTGCCTCTCCAAGAGTAAATGATCGGCATCATCTATGACGTGACCATACTCTTGTACAAAGTGTGATATCATGTCACACAACTCATTCGTATGATGAAGTTTACATTCATGAGGTTGTACACGATCATGAACCATCTTGGTCAAATTGATACGCTTGGTGAAATTGATTGACATATTGAAATCATAATCTACATCGACACTTACCAAACCCAGATTATGATATCCTATATCTATACCAACAACTTTGAATGACATGTAAATAAAGAGACTTTATCTTTTAAACCTTTGAACTTACATAATTAGATTGCTTCGAGGTCGGCTTCGGTGTTTACAAATCTGACTGGGAGGTTCTGGCATATTAATGGATTGTCTGGGTCATAGAACATATAGAATACCTCGATCTTAGGCCGCGTGGGCGTTACCGGTCGAGCACGAAGCAGACGCTTCAGCTTCACGAACATTTCTAAACGCTGATCCCTACCCAGTCTCTTGGTACCGTACGGGACTTTGTACGTGTCCGGGTTCCATCTGATCACAACCATCGTCTTACCACAAATCGATGGTTCATCATAGATCTCAGTCAACCGCTTCTCGTCGCATGTGTAGTCACTGCCCGATCGAAGGTGCTGGTACTCATCGCACTCGTCTAGTTCGACGAGGTCAATTGACGTGTACATTTTATCAGGTCTCTTACGTGAACACCCACCCAGTGACCGGAGTGATTTATCACTGCCCATCAAAAAGTCAGTACCCAACTCCGCGTCGACATAGTCGCTCCATTTAATCTCAATCCGAGAGTCCTTCCCTGTCATCTTACGGAAACATTTGCGACAGATGTTATTATCGTTATACGGGATAAGTTTATTACGATTGTGGTAACAATATTCGCATTCACGGTCACCGATGTCGTGCACAAAGGTCATGTGTGTACGGAGATGACTGGTTTGTTTGGCCTTATAGTCACACCCAGATTGTTCACAGAGGTGCCACTTTACTCCGATGTCGTGTATATCTGCCATGTGCCGGCGGAGACTGCCGGCTTGTTTGGTCTTATAGTCACACCCAGGTTGTTCACAGAGGTGCCACGTCACACCGATGTCGTGCACAGAGGCCATGTGTGTACGGAGATGGCCGGCTTGTTTGGTCTTATAGTCACACCAAGATTGTTCACAGAGGTGCCACGTCACACCGATGTCGTGCACAGAGGCCATGTGTGTACGGAGATTGCTGGCTCGTTTGGTCTTATAGTCACACCCAGGTTGTTCACAGAGGTGCCACTTTACTCCGATGTCGTGTATATCTGCCATGTGTTTACGGAGATTGCTGGCTTGTTTGGTCTTATAGTCACACCAAGATTGTTCACAGAGGTGCCACGTCACACCGATGTCGTGCACAGAGGCCATGTGTGTACGGAGATTGCCGGCTTGTTTGGCCTTATAGTCACACCCAGGTTGTTCACAGAGGTGCCACTTTACTCCGATGTCGTGTACAAAGGCCATGTGTGTACGGAGATGGCCGGCTTGTTTGGTCTTATAGTCACACCCAGATTGTTCACAGAGGTGCCACTTTACGGATGTCATTGTTAAACGTTGTGACTTTTGTGCGTGTCTATACCAGTGACGATTGGATTACTTAACTGTTTGTTTGGAGACGTGGTTAACTGTTCATTTTAAGCCCGTCTATACAATAGATAATGTATACATAAAATTGTAACTGATTCTAATGACTCTGCATATATATTCATTGAATGATTCGTTCTCATTGATCTCGTGTTTAATCATTGTTTGTTTAATGGTATCAAATTTGTTGGAGCTTATCATTACACTACCATCAATATATGGTACGTTAAGACACCCTTCACACCTATTATCTGGTCCCACTATGTCCAGATTACTACATATCAATTTCTCAAACGCGAACTTGTCTGTAATTGTGTGACTGATATTACCGATAAATACGTAATCATACCTTTTATCCAATATCGAAATAAACTTGTTCTTCAATTCGTTCGTATCCTTGGAGAATTCGATCTCAAATTCTGTCTGTGATCTGGGGTATTTCTGTTTACGTAAATCATTAATATTGTGAATCAGATTGACATTGTCGACTATCAACCATATATAGATGGTCGGATATTCATGATAATTGAGAGACTCTAACTTTTTCGAATCTGTATGTGTATCTTTGTATCCATAGATTGTTCTGTTTTTCATATTGATGTAATTGCATAAACGATTCAAAAATTGTTTCGAGTCATCACCTCCATTTCCATGTATCATCAATGGAGATGACTTTGTGAGACCATTGTTTACTTTGGATCTATCATAATCGATAGTTATATGATCAAAGTGTGAACTCAGTGTCTGAAATATAAATGCATAATCGTCCAAAATGATATAGATGTCACTTTCGCCCCGACAAGATTTAAGATATTCTTGTTGGTAATAATACTGGTCATCATCACTTGACTCGATGTGTTCACGAGTGAGAATCTTGAGTGCCTTTATCGTACCTATGAAACCACCCGAATTAAGATACCTATACGGTGTACCCACTTCAGGAAATTGGTCCGCGATAGATTCGTCTGGCCATAAAATAGCTTCTGCCGAAAACATGACATCACATCCGGTATTTTGTCTTATTTGTAGAAATTTGGTTATCATTTGATCCGGTGAACCGGAAACTACTGCATCATAACAATCACTAAATATGATAAACCTTTCGTCATCATCAGGGAACTGTTCCAGATACTTTTTGAATAACACAACTTTGTGTCCCCCACCTGGTCCCCGTGTCATATCATTGCCACCCCATGGCTGACCAAAACCTAGACACACAAATGGAACTCCATATATGTTGGCACTTTCTACAAACCTTTTGTAACCATCCACTGGATCTGTACCCACTGTGACTAATTGTAGCGCGTCTTGATAAAAGTCGTTATCATATTCGAGTTCATAGAAAGGTTGACTTTCTGTTTCAGATGTTTCGAATGCGTCGACAGTTGGTAGGACGATGTGAGACTTGACTGATAATCCTATGAACGATTCAATGTTATAATCATCGAACGATAGATATCTAGAATATGATTGGGTATATAACATCGGAATGAAATCATCGACAACAATAAGTTTATCTAAGAATCCGGAATGTACCAATTTCCCCGCGGATTCATTGGTCAACATATAAGCATTTAACCAAAATGAATATCCACATGTGACATAGTTGTCTGGATCAATCGGATATGGTTTATCAGATTCCCCTTCCACCAACTTGCGTGACAAATACATGATATCGAATTTGATCTCTTTATCGATGATATCATTGATCACTTGATTAAATCGATTCGTTATGATGACATCATCTTCCAAAATAATCGGATACTGAACACCTTCATCCATTGCTTTCTTCCAAACACTATAATGACTTAATGCACACCCAATCTCACCAACGGTCATAACCGCATTTGTATATGGATTGCGAAATATCTTACTTAATTGAAAAGGTGTTTCACATTCACCAAGATCTCTACCATCCACAGCATCTACGATCTCAAACGGTATATTGCCACCAATCGTCATTAAGAAATTACGGATCTGAACCCTCCGCTCTTTCTTCCGTTTCAGACTGATCACATAGATTTTAATCCGCATATTAAGTAATATACACATATTTTACAACCATGTCTACCGCATCATGGATTATTATTATAACATTCGCATTATTATTGACATTGTTCATTGCAGCAGTCAGGCCTACAGGTGAACTCATTGTCAAGATGAACAGGGATTGGGACGGCTACCATAACACAGCTGTAAAAATTAATAGCGAATACTCACCCGTCAGTGATTTCATTCGGAATGACTTTCCCAAATATCGTGATACATTGAATGAATTCTGTACCAACAAGGGTTACCCAATAGATATCAAAAAAGGTGAT